GGTACCGTCCAAATCTATCTTCTCCATCATTTCGGGGATGATAGACATACCGGCAGAAACCATCGTGTAACGGGTGTAAAGAATCTGATGAACTATTTTCTCTACGGGAGTCATTTCAAAAGTCAACCGCTCAATAAAGGTAGAAGCATTGAAAGACTTTCCGCTACCACGCCCACCGGTGATAAGGATAATGAATTTCTCCGTATCGGTGTAGAGAGGGTGATATATGGGCTGGGGTACTATCATTTCAGCTTGTCTTTAATCCATGAATCAATAGTGATGCCGTGGTCGATGTCAGCAGGAATATCTGCATCATCTTCAGCTCTTGGAGCCGGTCTATTCCATTGTTCGGGCTTACGGTTTTTGAGCCAGAAAATACCAGCTGTTGTATCAGGTGGTACTTCTTGGTCTAATTCCACAATCTCTACCCGTTCTTTCTCGCATCTGCGACCTTCTTCATCGAAAAACACATCTTTCACCTTAATAGCCTGTTGAACTTTTACCTTCATCCCCATAGCCTTACGATAAATCTTGCTTTCAATGGCAAAATCAATGGGCGCACGCCCATTTTTTAATGCTTTAGATAATTTAGGCAATTTACCTTTCAACACAGAGAAATGCGCTTCACTGTAGCCGATGTTTGCTGCGATTTGCTTATCGTCCAAACCATCACGTGCCCAACCCTCAATACGGATTAGGTTCTGTTCATCATCAAAATCAAACTTCGGCTTTGCCATACTTATTCAATCAGTTTTAAAACACCTTCCCCTTTAGCGAACTTATCATCTGTACTTATACCAAGCAGGTCACAAAAATCAGCCTTAGCTTCGTAGGAGGAGAACGAAAGCATTATGTAAGCTTCTTCATTGAGTTGGCGTTCCTTAGCCACTGCCTTAACCTGTTGCTTAACCTCTTTCATGTGAGCTTTCTTTTCTTCATCTGTTCTATCAAGACGCTTTGATTCTTTCACCGGGGAAGATAGCAAATTATCTAAAGAATCAGACAATCTAATATCATCAATACCACTTATGGATAGAATATCATTAAGTTCAGCTTCACTCAAACCGACATCGGAGTAATCAATATCATTAATGTAATCAGCTATCAAATCAATATCTGGTTTAGTATTTCCCACGGCCATGTATGTAAGCTGTTCCTTCTCAGCCTTATCATCCAGATTTACGACCTCAACCTTAACATTGTAATCCGTGCTGGAAGTACCATCGTATTTATAATGCAAATCCATTGCTTTTATCCTGCGATGCCCGTCTATAAGATTTCCCGATTTCTCATTCCATACGATACCGCCGAGGAAACCCACTTTTTGCAAGTTCTTCTTTTGCAGTTTTACCCTCTCATCAGAATGCCTTTTAGGATTAATCGGATTCAGATTTATTTTGGAGCGCTTTATAATTCTTGTCTCACTTTGCTTTAGTTCTTTCATAATCGTATTCAAATAGTTTTCGTTCCACCAAAGGGTATTCATTTATAACTTTCTGCAAATCACCCGGAAATCTATTACGAAGAAAAAGAAGGTAGTTAATATCCGTTATGTCCGTTCCGGATGATTGATGCTTGGAATCGTATGATTCCGGTTTGATTAAACCAGCCCTGCTAATATAATCCATGACGTCTTTATTTTTGTATTCAGACAATGGATAACACTTCTTTTGCGCTTCATTAATTCCGTTCATGTCGTATGTACGTAGCATCAAACGCCTGTTCATTGAATCGGATTGCTTAAAGCCGAAGAAAGCCCACTCAATATTGTATTTCTCCCTTACTATATCTGTAAGCTGAGCCATGCTGTAAAGTTTCTGTTTCTCATTTTTCTCGCATCCCATATACCCAATGCGTCTATAGGAATAAACTGCAAAATGAGGAATCTGCACATACTTAACATTTGGATATTTATTACAAGCATAGTTTATATAACGGTTAATATGAGATAAGTCTTTAACAACGTACATATAAACGCATACAATTTCTTTAAAGTATGGTGAAATAAGGTCTAAAAGGGCTATACTGTCTTTACCCGATGCCGAGTGAAACAATATAACCCTGTCAGTCCTTTCGGCGATAGTTTTTATTATATCTATTGCCTTTTTCATCATCAAGCAATCCTACCACCTACCTTACGATTAATTCTCGCTCTTTGGGCTGCATTTCTACCCATAGATTGAAAACGACCAGCTTCATAGTCTTTTCGAGTGCGATATTTATTACCGCTCGCATCAGTTGCGTAAGTTTCTCCCATAATCTTAAATTTTAAATTAAACAATCTTTTTACCAATAAGTAAAGCCACCGAAGTGGCTTATATTATTTCAATCCATCATGATGAATAATCTCACAGATATGTAAATAATAGAACAATGGCACTTCTTCGGGCGGATTTTTCTTGAAATCTTCTAGCTGTTCATCGAAATCATGAAAATCAAATTCATCGTGCATGAACTTTATTCCTTCTTCTGTTATTTCGCCTATACCAATTTCATCAATGGCGACATCAAGTGTCCATGGTGCACCAGTACTATAAAAATGAATAGCTTCTATATCAGTCCTTAAAATAGGTTGACATTCTTGCTCGCGTCCAGCTTTTCTAAATTTCTCGTTTTCGTCAACTTGCGCAAAGTCCGTGAACATCTTCTCATATTTGGCGCTAAGCATACGTGTTTCTATGCTCTTTTTACCATTCAAAATATCTAAAGCGTTTTCTTTTGTCATTATGAGCGAATACGCTTCTATCTCTTGACCATTATAATTAATCTTCATATCACTATATCGTTATAAAATTTATACATAAAAGATAGTACCCCAAAGGTACTACCACAACCAAAGATAACGAAATATCTTCAATCGTTATACACGACAATTGGCTTATTGTCGTGAACTAAGCCATTTATCCCGTCTTTCTCTACACGCCTCTAAGGTAGGTGCGCAACAAGCAAAGAGTTCACCACTTTCAGTACGGTAATCGTACTGGTACATTCTCACTCTTTTACCTCTCAACCTAGTGTTGTAGGTAGTGTAATTCTCTTTGCCGGGCTGGCATACGCTGCAACCGTTTACATTTATTGAGTTCATAATTCAAGTAATTGTTTCGTTTTATCCACGTCTACAAAACTCGTCCACCCTGCTTTATGCAGCTTTATAGCTGCCTCTCTGATTGTGATTTTGCCACTCTTGACACTTTCTTTCAAAGATTCTAATACATTCTTCATTCTTAATTCATTTTTACGTTCAATCTTTCTTCACTCGTATAAGCCACTACAAGCCCTGTTTCATCATGCTGTATGGTGATGTACTTTTCACCCCTCTCTATAGTAGAGAAGTCATAAGGGGTTACCATCTTACCCAATACTTTGCCCAATTGCTTCATCAGTGGGGCTTCAGGGCTGATAACTAAAACTAAATCCGCTTCCATAATCGTGTGTATTGTGGTAGCCCAAAGGCTACCGGATTAGAACTCAACCAATATCAATCTTTCCAAAGAACCTGATTCTTTCACCCACATGTGATTATGTCCGAAACCATAATCGAAAAACAGTTTAAAATAAGGGTATCTTACTATTAAAGAGTTCATACAGCCTCTTAACTCGTTTTCTGACATACAAGAAGTTATTTCATTGATAATTTGAACGAAAAGGTGTAAAACTTCTGGTTCATTATTCAATAACGGTTTTTCTATAACTGCTTTTAAAAATATATTTTCTTTCATATCCTTCTATATTGCGCAGGGCTTTCGCCATGCCGATTTATGTTAATGCGTTTTATCCTCATGTAATAACTCGCAGTAAACTGGTGTTGTGGCATCTGTGTGCTTATTGGCTATAAGAACCTCATTACTATCCCAGTTAATATATACCTGTGTAGCAAATGCACCGAAAAACTGAATTTCTTTCGTGCCAAACAATACCACCGCGTCATCATTTACATTTGCAAGTGCTGCAATTAATTCTTTCTTAGTCATATCCTTCTATATTGCGCAGGGCTTTCGCCCTGCTGGTTAAACTTATAATATTGTAATCTCTTTATTGCCTATCTCTGTATCTACATTCAGGACCTCGTACTTTTGAGCCTTGTAGTTATAAACGACTTCACAAGTATTGAAACCTCTACCGTCTTCTCTTTGGTCATAAACAGTATTTATATGCTGATACATTTTATTGCCTAACATGAAGTTTATTTTACCTGATGTACAGAAGTAAAATGCTACTGCATACTTCAATGTTTTCTTTTCATCAACCTTCTTTGTTGCCATATCTTATATATTTAAATTATTATTCAAACTATGTTTTGATTGCCGCACTGCAAATATCAAACTTTATTTTGAATAAAACAAATTTTGATAGAAAAATTTTCAAATTATTTTTTGATACTATTCTTCTGTATTCTATGTATAATTTGAAAACTATTCCTATCTTTGCATCAAATTATAATTTGAATATCATGCTAAGAGTACAAGAAATCTGCAAACAGCAGGGTATTACCATGCAAGACCTTGCTAAAAGAATGGGAGTGACATATCAAGCCCTGTATGCCGCTGTGTCCGGCAACCCTACCATTGGGAAGTTAGGAGAAATAGCAAAGGCTTTAGGTGTAGGGATAACTGATTTGCTGAATGAAGACAAGGAGGAAAACACTATCACTTGCCCTCATTGTGGGAAGAAAATTAAATTAGAGAAAGGAGAATAACTATGCCTTATTGGTTACAGTTTACAATATTTGCTATTATAGCAGGATTAGTGCAATACATCATCACTTACTTCAAGGAAAAAGGAAAGAATCTTGCAACTAAAGAAGACATAGGTGAAATTACTAAAGAAATAAAATCCGTTGAAAGTCAATTTATTAATAAAACAGAGAAGCTTAAAAATAAATTAGCAATTTTGGCAAATGCGCAAACTGACATAACTTCAATGGAACGTCAGGCTATTATTGAGGTTAACAAAAGCTTGTTTATGTGGATAGATTCTGTTTTAAATATACCAAATGTCAATAATTCAATTCAAATAAATAATTATATTAATGCTCAGAATCAATTATATAAAAATGTACAACAAGATGAAATAGTATTAAGACTATTTGTCAAAAGCGATAAGATCCACAATATTCTTCATAAGATAATTTTGGCTTTTCTTAAAATACAAGCCGAAAAGCAACTAAAATGTCATGAAATAATTAAAATAAATAATGAAATAGATGACATCAAACCAGAAACACCATCAAAAGAAAAGAGAGAGAAACTACAAAGAAAAATAGAAGAAAGAAAAACTGCTTTAGAAAACATCTCAGAAAAAGTGCTCGAAGAATACACTACAATTGCCCCAATGATTAATGAATTTAGAGAAAAAAGCAAAGAGCAAATATATAAAATTTTAAAGCCGGAGCACTAAGCCCCGGCTCATTAATTGATTAGCCCTTTGATTCTTAACCGATTTACGATTTCGGTATAAAGATACTCTATATCCCCGCTGAAATCCCCATAGTTCTGATAGAGAAACACGACATCAGCGCAGTTGTCGGAAATTGTACTCTTGGACTGAACCCCAAGTACCCTTGACATCTCTTCACGTAACCCTGCTGTCATTTTTCCACCAGCAAGCGAGCTTGGAGAAAACAAATACAGGATAATGAAAATGAACTTTTTCCGCTGGGTCACACTGTCAATATTCGGCGGACATCCCCTCTCATTCAGCAACTCAACGAAAATTTTGTAGATTTCATGGATAAGGCTTTTGTCTTTCAAAATCGGGGCAGTCAAGGCATTCTCTTCTTCTGAAAGTTCTGATTTCTCAATTCTAATCTTTTTAAGGCGAATTATTTTGTTAAAATCCAGTTCCATAACACGATTATTTTAAAAGTAAATAGTATATTTGCATCATAATCGTGTAAGGAAGAGCTGATTCATGGTCGTGCGTGGGTTGGCTCTTTTTCATTCTTCCCCATTCGTGCTGACGAATGGTTTCTTTTCCAAATCATAGCAAGTGATATATACCCGTTTCCCATTAACATCACATAGAGCAAGGGCATATCCTTTCTCTAGTATTTTAACCGGCTGATTGTCGCAATAGACAGTACTTCCAACCGGAACTCTTATAAAATGACGTACTATCATTTGATTATCTTTAGCTTGTTATACCAGCGTGAAGAAAAAGGGAACCACCCGATTAGGAATGATTCCCCGAAAATAGTTACTTTATATAGTTTGCTCATGGCTATTTCTTTTTCAAATTAGACATCACACATTTAATCACTTCATAAATGAAAATAGCAAGAAAAATAGTAGTCCATGGATATTGGTTTATCAGTTCATAAAAATCTCTCATAGTTTTACCTCCTTCCACTCACTTTCTATAATCACATGTTCACACTTATTACACCTATGCAAATAAGTTGGGAATGGTGCCGTTGTATAGTCCTCAACAGCTATTTCTATACTGCCACATTCCGGACATTCTATCTTTACCTCTTTGATACCGGGATAATCCCAAAAGGATAATTTGCCTTTCACGTCCTCAATTGGATTTTCGTAGAGAATAGGGTTAGCTAGTACCCAGTTATAAACTCCTTTCTCTGCCCAGATGGAAGGATGGTTTTGTACACAGTCTATTATCTCGACGCTTCCGATTATGGAGCCTGTACAAAAACTAAAATCTTTCCACTCTTTGTTTTCCGGTAATGCCAATAACTGCTCATTGGTAAGTATTGAATCATAGAAATTATCATAATTCAAAGGTTTACCGCTTGAATGAATCAGTACCCTCTGCCCTAAGTATTTCTTAGGGCAGCTCCAAGTACGGTTCTCAATGTCTTTAATACCATGGACTATCAAAGAGGCCCACGGCTGCCTGATAGATATCGCTTTCATAATTTTGCTATTAGATAATTTAAATACCAATACAATCCAAAGTAAAACACCGTACAAACAATCACAGTAGCCATAATCCAAAATGCTAACAGCCTGTATCTTTTATCTTCTTCCATCCGTAAAGTGTTTCATTCTCCATTTCTTAAATTCATGCTCACGTTCCGATAACCGTTCACAGGTCCTATCATAAGGATCTGATTTATATCTGGAAGCTTCATTTATAGATTCTTCCTCGGCTGCATCACAGCGTTCGGAAAAATACCTGCGAAACCACCCAAGTATTATCTGCCCGTCCAATCGGTCATATAAATTGCCGTAATAGCCGCTTTTGGCGCGCTTAAAGAGCAAATTTATATCTGCTATAGTCAGAAACTTATAATCCTGTAAGATTATCATGGCAGTTTCAAAAGTTTGGGCATCCGTCATCTTCTTGCCTACATTCACAAACTCACGCAGATTTACAATCCATCCTTCCAAATATGCCTGAAGGCAATCATAACCGTATGCCTGCTCTACTTCTGATAGGGAAGGCGTGTTACTCTTGAATACAGCCGGATAAGAATTAATCGCCCTGCATGCCACCTGTACCGCCGGAACCGAGAATTCTTTCAAGAATGTTTCTTTTGTAATCGTCGCTAACATTCGAGTTTCTCCCGGCTGCCGTACCGCCACCAGTTGTCTTTCTGTATTTTCCATCTTCCATATCCTTTTTTGCCCATTTTCGGAATGTCAAATTTGCGCTGACGTATTTCTTCAACAGTTCACGGTAATTGTGCATGGAGCGCAAAGTATTCTCGATTACCTCAATGGGGAAATCTTGTTTTATCCGTTCAAACTGGGTTTCTGTAAACGGCTCTTTCAATTTACCCACATTAGGAGCGTTTGCATCAATCCAAGCCTTGAACTTTTTAAAATTCTCACTCTCGGGGGATGGGGGCTCCTCGCGCGTGCGCGTAATACTCCCATCCTCTCCTTTACTCTCCTTTCCTTTCCTATCCTTTCCAGCAGGAACATTCTCTACCGTTCCCGATTCTTCGGGAATATTCTCGAATGTTCCCGAATTTCCTGTTTGGGTGGAAAGAAGAGCCTTTTCTATAACTTCTTCCGGAATTTTTGACTTTTGCGGTTTGTCGATGCGTTCGCTGGAAAAGTCCATCACGTAGTAGCTTTTGTTCTCGTATGTAAAAGGTACAAGGACGGAGTTCTCAATCAGCTCTTTCAGCCACCCAGAAACCTGCTGCTTACGAATGTCTTCGCGGGCAGGAAAAACTTTCGACTTAATGATAACCTCATTCGCAAGAATGACGCCACTATCATCAGCAAAGTTCTTCATGCCGATATAAAGCAGACAAGCAGGAAGAGATACATTCGAAAATCTTTCATCTTCCCAAAATTCCGGAACTATAGTTCTAATTCTTGGCATTATTACACTATCTAATTATGCGACCTTCTTTAGACACTTACGTATCAAATTCATATTATTATTCACCAGTTTTACTATGCTATCATGGTATTCTGTGTTTTTATTGCAGACACCACGAGATTGGACGATACTGAATGTCTTTAAATTAACTTCAACCGTTTCAATATGCTTCTTGCCTATCCGGGCAGAAAGGATAAGAGAATCCTTCTTCTTGAAATATTCATTTGAAAAGACACAATGGTGCATGATTTCTCCTTCCTGCTGAAATTCCTCAAGGCTTTTCAACGGTATCACTACTATCTTGCCATCCGACAGTTTCAAATCAAAGAATTTCGATTTCTCTTTAATGTAGTCTTCAGCATACTTCTTAAGCTCAAGCAAGCGCTGCATATCACGGGCCTTACGCGCCTTTTCATCATCACGTTTTTTCTTTGCCACATATAAATCATGGGCCTTTTTCAAATTCGCAGGACAAACATAATAAGCATTATGCAAGTCTTTATGATAGCGTGTAAGCAAATTCAGATAATCAAACCACATCGGAACGTCCTTTATTTTATACTTATTCCGAAGACAGATTTTTATAGATGGCCAATAGTCATTAATTTTATAACGTTCCCTATGCCAATAACCCAACAAATCATATCGCCTTGCCTTAAGAAGCGTTTCAAGCTTTGGATTAGCAGGAATAATATTAATTGCATCAAGAAATGACAGTCCATGAAACCTGTAATCTATTCCCATTCTTGTATATTGCGGTTTGAATACAGAATCCGGATGGTATTTATCACAGTAAACATCATTATCTCCGATACTATAATACGATCCTACAGTCTTGTTACGAATTTCAAGATTTCCACACCAACCACTACAGCCTGTATTTCTTGCAAGAGCCATCACTTCCCGTTTTCCATCGTCTTTAATCCAATGTTGAAGCACTTCCCGAATAAAATAATGAGGTTCCCTGCCTTCACGATAATAAGCATATAGTTCAAAGCATCGGATAACCTGGAACTCTTCATATATATCCGCCTTTCCTATACTTATAAACTGCTTATTAGTACGTTTCCTCGACCATTCTATTTTTAAGGATGCACCGCAATGAGGACAAACGGCACGCTTGCGATTTACAAGTTCTGTAGAAAAACGTTCTCCACACTCCATACATACGACACGGGACTTGGTAGCATATCCTATATGGTTCAGACAACCATTATTAGCCCACTCAGTCATCATACTTTTTATATCGGGTAGCTGGCTACTCAAACCAACTACCCTAAATTGTAATTTCGTTCTCGGTTTCATAGTCCTTCAAATAATGAGAATTGCAAAGAAGATGACTCGTTTTTCTTTCCTTTACGCCTGCTATTCATTTTTTCCGGACAACCGGTTTCTTTTTGAGGTGCAGCATCCACATCACTTTTAGATGCCTGAGAAGTGACTGCTTTGTAATTGGTCTGCTTACTAACCTTAATGTCATCTTCATCATAGTAATGTACTGCAAGACTGAAAACCTCATCGTCAGACATACATACGGCATTACCGCGTTTCTTTGCCTCACTAAGAATATAATCAAAACATTCGTTTATATTCTTATTAGGTTTCGCATATACACTAGCGAAAAGAGGGTCATTCTTCGCCCGTTCTTCCAAATACGATTGGATGATCTGTTTGGGTGTCTTAGTTTTTTCCATAGCATTAATTATTTATAGACATCGGCATTAATAAGTAAGTAAGGCTTCGTTCTTCTTCGTCACAGCGAGATAAAACAGCCGCTCTTGACGGGTCCGTCATGGATATAGAAATGTCTTCTGAGGGAATACTATTCACAAGTTCTATCAAGAAACCGCTCTTAAACCCTATCTCAATGGCTTCACACCCATCCTGCAAAATCACAGTTTCTTCCGCAGACTTGAAAAAATCGAAATCATGGGCAGTTATAAGCAGGGAGCTCTTATCGAATTTTAGGACAACCAAAGAGGAAGAGATATTGCAGAATACCGAAACACGCTTTAAAGCCGCCAATAAATCATTTCTTTTTAGAACTACTCTCTTGGACTGATTTTGAGGAATGACCGCTCGGTAATTGGGATATCGTCCTTCTATCATTCGGCACACAAGCCGATAAGAGTCAAAATCAAACTGAACATTAGTTCTATTCACTTTTACTTCCAATTCCAAGCAATCTTCCGGAACCAGATTGGAAAGCAATTTTGCAAACTTGCTCGGAAGAATAAATCCGGCGCGTTCCTTACGCGTATATGAAGCCGGCAGTTCAACCATTGCCAACCGACTGCCATCTGTACCGACATAAGAAGTCTTTTCCAAATCTATGTCAAAATAGACTCCGTTCATCGTAGGACGAAGTTCGTCATTTGCACTGCAGAACTGAACTTGGCGAACCCCATACAGCAAGTCATTACCTGATAGCAGAAACGAATGACTACTATCATCAATATTCATTTCCGGATATTGCTTGCCATCCTCAATAGGCATGGTGAATTTTCCGTTTGCATACTTGACTATCATTTCCTTTTTATAAATGGAAATGGTTAAAGGCTGTTCGGACATTTCTTTTAAACCATCCAATAATGTCTTGGCACTTGCCAGAAAAGAACAGTTTACGAAATCCGCCTTGCCATCCACATTGGTAGATATGCGGCCACCTTCCTCACCGGCCGTTACTTGAATAAAGCCTGATTCGTCAATGACAAACAAAAAATTGTCATAAGCCGGCAATGTGTTCTTTGGCTGAATGATTCTGCCTACTGATTTCAGTTTGTCTAATAATGCTGTTTTTGAAACAAGTATTTCCATGTGTCATTTGTTTTATGGCACATAGCAAAGAGAAGAATGTGTTAGAAGTGAAAAATGCTGTTTTCAATATGTTATAAACAGCAAAAGCCGGATAAATATAGTATTTTATCCAGCTCGTAACCAGTTGCTCGGTGCAAATATAGAAAGAGTTTATCTCACAACAAACTTTTTCAGACTTTTTTTATTTTTTTTCTTCAAAAGGTCCAAAACAGCCCTATTTGCCTTGTCACAAATGGAATAATCAATATCAATATAGATATCCGCCATTTTAAAATCATTATTTACGTGCCCAAGGCAAAAATCAACATCCGCTTTGGCTACCCCGGCTTTATTTCGCGCCAGACTGGCCCAACTATGTCGCGCCCAGTTAGTCGTGATACTGAAGTCTAAATTCAAATTTTCACAAATATCTTTCAGACCCTTGTTTACTGCACGCATAAAATTATTCAAGTTGCGATAATTTGTGTGAAAATACGACAGAAAATATCCTTCGGAATATCTATCCAACAAGCAGCGAAGCTCTGGCTCTATTTTAATAGATAGTGGAATTTGTTCATAATGTTTGTCTGTATTAGTTTTAGAACGCCTATATTCTATCCTTCCTCTGCACTCACCCGAAAGACGATAGAGGTCATTTATATTAATACCCATCATATAATACATCATCATAAAGACATCTCTCGCCATATTAGTGCGTTGTTTGTCTGATTGAAAATCACGTATTTTTCTTATGATTTGCAAGGGTATGCTTTTTCTTTTACGCCGATATATAGGAATAGACACTTTCTTAAAAGGATCTCCTGGTATTCTTATAATATCATGGTCCTCGTTATTATATACCAACTTCGCTTTGTTATATAAAGCACGTATCCCTCTCATATAGTTACTAATAGTTCCTGGCTCCAATGGGTGTCCTCCAGGCCCTTTAACAGAAAGTGTCTGGATCATCCCATTCAACATAGCGGACGTAAGAGACTTTACATCCAGTTTATCTTTCTTTATATACCAACATAAACAAGCCAATGATTGTGCATACCATTCCGCTGTCTTTGGTTTGGATATATTAACTATAACTCCTTTTGCAAAAGAAACAAAATCAATAAACTCTGAATCCGGAGCAACCATCCTAAGTATTTCCGCTTTTAATTCAGGACAATCCATTCTTGTTGTTCTTGAGTTGCCCAATCGAATATATGCGCCACGATATTTTTGTATTAACCCTGTTATTTCATAGTTTAAGTTTTCATTATCGCCAGACAGTGACGATATTGTACCATCCGCATTCATGAAATCTGGTTCTATAAAATATTCAGTAGGGATATACTGTGCCGAACCATTATGATAGATTCTAACTTTTATATTGGTAGTCCCATCTTTTTTAAGATGTCTTCCACCATGAAAAATCACTGCTTTAAATGTTGCCATATTATTTTTTTCTTTTGGCAGCAT